GATGATGTTGATTATAATACAGTAGAGAATTGGAATTTTACACTCGAAGAATATATTGAGAAGTGTAATGAGTATGATTGGGGTTGCTTGCACATGTGTAATGTGTTTGAGTATCCTTATGACTATCAGAACGAATACATTCCTATGGTTCCAAGGAAAAGAATGTTATGGGACCACGGATTACAAGCATTTGCCTTAAAGAGGTGGTATGCACAAAAGGTTGTTGATTATTATTTTGGAGACGATCCTGAGAAGATTCATTATCGTATGCCAAACGATTCTCCAATTACTACAGAGAATAACATAATGCATGGATTTGGATTAGTGATATCCTTTCCGTTGTTCAACCATAATGTAACAGACTTTAGGTCTAAGAATATATATTATTATAATGAACAGGCAAGCAGTGCTTTTTATTCATACGAATTCTTAAAGGATTGGTGGGCAAAGAAAGGTTCTGAATTATCGCTTGAAGAAATTTTTAATAATGAACGTGAACATAACAAAATTTATGAGGAAATAAAATGAGTGTTATATATAAAGGTGAGATCGTAGAATCAGAATTATCAGTGAACTCGAGAGGCGGAACTGAAATGATGAGACAACGACTAATAGACAATGTTGATAAAAGCGTATTGGAAAGAGTTGCAGTACATTTATCCAGACCAAGAGAAGTATATTCAGATGTACCAAATATTCTATGGTGCCATGATCTAGCTGAAGATCCAGAAAACAAAATATTAAGAGACGGTGGTTGGAATCAATTTCAACATTTTGTGTTTGTCTCTTCGTGGCAGCGAGATCAGTATATCGTAAGATTCGGTATTCCATACTCTAAATGTTCTGTTATTAGTAATGCAATTGAAACAAAGTATGCACCAGTTAAAAAGGACATGGAAACAGTTCGTTTCGTATATCATACGACTCCACATCGTGGCCTTGAGTTATTAGTTCCAGTCTTTGAAGCGTTATCAAAAGAATTCGATAATATTCATCTTGATGTCTTTTCAGGATTTGAAATTTATGGTTGGGAACAACGTGATGAAAACTATAAGAGTCTATATGCAGCGATTGAAGCGCATCCGCAAATGACTTATCATGGTGTTAAAGATAACGATACTGTTCTTAGTGCATTAGAAAAATCGCATATTTTCTTATATCCTAATATATGGAAAGAGACCTCCTGTATTGCTCTAATAGAGGCTATTAAATCTCAGATGATTTGTATCCATCCTAATTACGGTGCATTGCCTGAGACTGCTTCTAATGCTACTATCATGTATGATTGGAACGAAGATGCAAATACTCATGCAAACTATTGCTTTGCAGTAACTAAACAAATTTTAACTCAGATGCAGACTGACGAAAACTACTTCCACGGATTTACTTACTCTGATAGATTTAACTTGGCTAGAAATTCTATAGCAAGTTTCTCTACTATGTTTAATACTCTATTAAGGAATGTTGCGGATGTCTACCAAAAGTAAAAATAATGTAATACATTTTCCAAGGACTGATTACGAAACGCCCAATTCTCACGAAGAGGTTGGGCAGAAGATTAGACAGTACAAAGAATCGTACTCTTCTGAACTATCAGAAATTATATGGGAAATGGTGTTAGGCGAGATGGCGAGAGCTGGTTGCGACTTAGAAGAAGATGCTGAGTTATACTTTCCAAGTATGATTCTTATCTTTGAGTCAATACGTTCTTTACATCTTATGACTATGGGAGTTGACCACGAACTCCAAGACTATGCTGAAGAAAATGTCTATGTATCAGATGGATCTGACGAAACAGCCTTAACTGGCGGCTTTATGAAAAAAGTTGAAGAATCCATTGACATTGACGAGGAATAGTTGTATAATAGTCTAACAAATTAAATAAACGGAAATATTATGATATTAGTTGATTATAACCAAGTTATGCTCGCGAGTCTATTCGCAAGTATTGGTAACCACACTAACGTTGAGTTAGATGAGAATCTATTACGTCACATGTTCTTAAACAGCATACGATTCAATCGCAAAAAATTCACTAAGGAATTTGGTGAGATTGTTCTGTGCTGTGATAACAAGAATGTTTGGAGACGTGATTTCTATCCCTACTACAAAGCCAATCGTAAAAAGAGTCGAGATGATTCTGATATGGATTGGAATGCTCTATTTGAAGTCATTCATAAAATACGAGCTGAGATTGAAGAGTTCTTTCCATATAAGGTTGTATCAGTAGATCGTTGTGAAGCTGATGATATTATTGCTACACTTTGTGAAGAACATGGTACTGAGTTAAATACAGGTTCCGAACAGATTCTGATTCTATCAGGAGATAAGGACTTTATTCAATTACACAAGTACGCTAATGTAACTCAGTACAACCCAGTATTAAAGAAGTACGTTACTCATGCGAATCCTCAATGGTATTTAGTTGAGCATGTTCTTAAAGGTGATACTGGTGATGGTGTTCCAAACATCCTTTCTCCTGATAACTGTTTAGCGGTTGGTGAAAGACAAAAGCCAATGACTAAGAAAAGAATAGAACAGTTTACTCAGAATCCAGAATCAATGGATGCAGAAACAATGTTAAGGTTTAAGCGTAATAAACAAATGATTGACCTTACACAAATACCTCAGGAATACAAAGATCAGATTCTTGATAATTATAATGGTAACCCAGATGTAGGCCGAGGACATCTATTTAACTACTTTGTTAAAAATAAGCTTAAGGGTTTAATCGGCGATTTACAGGACTTTTAAAATGAACTTAAAACAATCAATAGCAGAGATAATTAATGATGCTGCAAAGACAAAAGACGTAGCAGATAAAGTTACGACTTTACAAGCTGGTGATGCACCGGCTCTAAGAACTATCTTACGTCTAATATACGATAAAGAAATTAACTTTCTAATCCCAGATAGTGCTCCACCTTTTAAACCAAATGGTGCCATTGAGAATACTGAGACTATGTTATATCGTGAAGCAAGACGTATGAGAATCTTTATTGACGGTGGTGGTTATGAAAACCTCAACCAAACAAAACGTGAAGGATTATTCATTGGTCTATTAGAAGATATAGATCCATTAGATTCAGAGATGATGGTGAATCATGTAATTACTCACAAAGCAGTAAAAGGTTTATCACGCAAAACAGTAGAACAAGCTTTTCCAGATTTGTTCACTACTCCAATGGACATGAGATAAGAAGGTATTACCTTCTAAGGAAGTAATGCAATGGCCAAGCGGTTTAATCAATTCCGTGACAGTGATTGGGAAAAAGTTAAGCAAGAAGATCGAGAACGTGATAAAAAGAAGAAGCGTATACGATCTGAGACTCGAAAGCATAAACTCAGCGAAAAGCATAAATTAATATCGTAATACCATTGACATTCATAAAGAACTGTGTTATAATGGTACTATAAATTAATAATGAATAGGAATAATATGGACCACAGAAAAGACAAACTAATCCTCGTAGATTGCGACGGTGTTCTCCTTGATTGGAAATACAGCTTCTATAAGTGGATGGCAGAAAGTAATGGACTAGAAGTAATGACAGAAGGCGTCTACGATGTCGCTGCCACTTTTCATATTACAAAATCTGAATCAAGAATGCTTGTTAGACAGTTTAATGAATCAGCTAGGATTGGATTCCTACCTTCGTTAGGTGATGCTATCAAATACGTTAAAAAGCTACATAGTGAAGGATACATATTTCATTGTATTACTTCTTTATCAAAAGATGAATACGCCAAGAAAGCAAGAATGGAAAATCTTGAAAGACTATTTGGTAAAGGTGTGTTTGAAGAACTAATCTGTTTAGACTGTGGAGCTGATAAAGACGAAGGTCTATTACCTTATAAAGATAGCGGATGTATCTGGGTTGAAGATAAACCTCTTAACGCCGAATGCGGCGCAAACTTAGGACTCAGATCAATTCTAATTGAACACGATTTTAATAGTGATTATAATCATACTGACATATTAAAAGTTAAAAATTGGAAAGAAATCTACGAGTCTATCGTATAAATAACTGTATGACTGTTAGGACAATATATTAAATGCCAAATTACACATTTAGAAACAAAGACGGTTCCGGTGAAATCTTCGAGAAATTTTTGAAGATGGCCGACCGTGAAGTCTACCTCCTAGACAATCCTCATATCCAACAGGTCATAACTAGTGGCACACCTATGGTTGATAGTGCCCGACTTGGTCGAGCTAAACCTGACCAAGGTTTTCGTGATATACTTACATCAATGAAACAAAACAAATCATACACTGGAAACAAAATCAACGATTGGAAATAAGACTCCATTTTAACCTTATATTCCATCGTGACTAAGGAGGTTATATGTCAAGACAGCGTCGTTTATCACCAAAAGAGAAGGGTAGAAAAATTCGTAAAGAAGAAGGTTCAAAGATGGATACCAAATTCAGTATGAATCAGATTCGACCACTTACCCAAACTCAAGAGGAATTTTTCGATAGCTATAATGCTGGGTATAATATTGCTGCCATAGGTACGGCAGGAACCGGTAAAACAATGTGCGGTCTCTATCTAGGCTTATGTGATATATTAAGCAATGAAGATTACCGTCAAGTTATAATTGTTCGTTCTGCAGTTCAAACAAGAGAGCAAGGTTTTATGCCTGGGACTCAATCGCAGAAAGAAGCAGTTTATTCGGTACCATACGCAGACATAGTAAATGATTTATTTGGCAGAGGAGATGCATGGTCAATATTAAGCCAAAAGTCTTCAGTCAAATTTATGACATCGTCATTCGTTAGAGGATTAACGTTTGATAATAGTATTATTATTGTAGATGAATGTCAGAGTATGACATACCACGAACTCGATAGTATCATTACACGAGTTGGTGATTCATCGAAGATAATCTTCTGTGGAGATACAGCGCAAGACGATCTTGCTGGAACAAGACATAAACACGATACATCAGGACTAATGGACTTCTTGAAAGTTCTAAATAAAATGGATGAATCGTTTAAAATAATTCAATTTGGTATCGAGGATATAGTTAGGAGTGGCCTCGTTAAGGAATACATCATCGCCAAAGAGGGCGGCATAAGTCCTACTCTACGATTAGCAGGATAGGATAAATTAAACAGGGAACGCCGGTTTCGGCCGGCTGAACCTTCTAAGGTATATATTATGGATTTTAAATTTGATCACAACTCTGAGGCACCAGTCCTCGAAAAACTAACACGAGCATCTGTGGACGGTAAACGTATTTACCAAACTCCATCAGGTAAAGGATTCCCTTCTGTAACTACCGTTCTAGGTATTCTTGGAAAGGAAGAGATACAAAAATGGCGTGATCGCGTTGGTCATGTAGAAGCTAACAAAATATCAACACAGGCCGCTACGCGTGGTACTGCTGTTCATAAACTTTGTGAAGACTATATAGATAACGATCCAGATTTCTCCAAGAAGCACATGCCTTCTAATGTTCATATGTTTAATACAATGAAACCTATATTAGATGCTTCGATAAATAATGTATGGTATCAAGAATGTTTCTTATATTCAAACGAATTAGAGACTGCAGGTCAAGTTGACTGTATTGGAGAATGGAATGGTGAACTTGCTGTTATTGATTTCAAGACATCAAGAAGACCAAAGAAAGAAGAATGGATTCTCAATTATTATATGCAGGTTTCTTTCTATGCAAAAGCATTCGAAGAAATGACAGGACACAAAGTAAATAAAGGTGTTATCTTTATTGGAGTTGATGGTTCTGAACCTCAGGTGTTTGAGTTTAATCCTGATGACTACGTTGAACATTTTAAAGCAGTACGCGAAACATATAAGGGCATGTATGAAAAAGACAAGGTACGTAATATCTGATACAAACATGGGTGTGTTCCTTGGAACGTATAATGGATATGATTTAGGCAAAGAAGATGACGGAAGAATATATGCATGTTTCGCAGCGAACAATCCGTTTGGTCTAACAACATGCTGCAGTTTTAAAACTGAACGTGCAGCTCACCATTATATAAAAGACATGTTTCCACCAAGAAAAGCTAAAGAATTGTTAACCAAAGAAATAGAATGTGATTCAGAGTTTCCAACTGTTATTGATCTAATCAAAAATGGTTTAAGCGAAGACACATACGATATGATAGATGGACTAGTTGCTGAAGGAAGTCAAACTATCCATTGACATTAACAAGAAAATAGATTATAATGGTACTATGAAAACAGATAAACAATTAATACAAGACGCGTTGATGTTAGCTATTAAAGCTCATGACGGTCAAAGACGAAAGTATACTGGAACTCCATACTCTTCGCATCCAATCGCTGTTTCTAAAATAGTTGAGACTGTTGACCATACACCAGAAATGGTTATGGCTGCTTTACTCCATGATGTGGTTGAAGATACAGATGTTACCTTTCGAGAGATCAGAGAACAGTTTGGAACTAAGGTTGCAGAGTTAGTTCACTATTGTACTAACGTCTCCGATAAGGTAGATGGAAACCGTGTGTTTCGTAAAAAGATGGATGCAGACCATTTCGCGTTAGGACCTGCTGATTCACAGACTATAAAGGTAGCTGATTTGATTCATAACAGCTTATCTATTATACCTTACGATCAGAAGTTCTTTCATAAAGCATATAAACATGAGAAACAGTATCTTTTAGATATTTTAACCTTAGCAGATCCTATTCTAAAGGGTCAAGCACAGTCTATCCTAGACGAAGCGTGGGACAAGTCTTAATCGGCTTGTTTCGTGCTATATTCTTTCCAGTTCTATCCATATTCCTTTTTGTTCTAAAATAATCACACTTTTTTCTCATTTGCTATTTACATTCATAAAGAACTATAGTATAATAGCTATATCAAATGGAAAAAAGGAATAAACATGAAAAATACTTATATCGTCAAACAAGTAGCAATACCTACTGAACTACGTGATCTACCAAACCAAAAAGGTTGGGATGGAGCAATTGCTGAGTCTAATCATTGGAGAGTCAAGATGGACTATACGCATGGTTTAAGAAAGGTAGGCTTCAAATTAGAAGATCTTAAATACTTCACCGATACTTACACAGTTGTTGCTGATAGCCTTGACGATGTATTTAGAATCACTAACTTGTGGCAAGAAGACGAATCTGTTAAGAGATTCAGAATAGGTCATTCTACTTCTGTCGGAGATCTTATCGAAGATACCTCTACAGGAAAAATTCATATGGTTGATAACTTCGGCTTTCAGGAGGTAGCGTAATGGAAACTATTACTTGGGATCAATACACAAGCTGTTACGACATTCCTACTGAGTGGGAAGATACATCATGGGGTAACGATGAGTTACCATCTTTTGAGACTAACGTTACCATCTTTTGAGACTAACGGATATCGTATCTGGGTCAATTCTCCAGATCTTGCTGAAAGAAAAGAATCTCAGGAACATTTAGGATTTAAGTTTCAGGATTGGATCTTCGGAGTTACAAGATCGTCGTATTATGAAGAATATGACAATCTTCTCCTATCAATGGACCTTGAAGAAGTAATTAACTTTGTTTCTGTTCCATATGAAAATAAATGAAATTAATCTCATAAAACTATTGACATTCTTTATGATACCATATATAATAGATCTATATTAAACAATAAGGAAAGGAATTAATTATGGCTACTAAATTTAACAAAGAAGATTTTACTTGGGATGGAATGTATCTAATGTATCGTGGAGATTTTAACGGATCTCGTAAGATGCTTGATGTTTGTCCTGATGCCCATCCTTCATGGAAAGGTATGAACAAGCCTGCCTTCGTTGCTAGGTTCAAGTACGGTTACAAGCCTTGGAAAGCTTGGGTTAATTTCTTAGTCAAAAATGCTACTGTTGAAAAATACATGGAACTTGCTGATCATGGTACTAAGTACTTCAATGAAAGGTACGGTTATGAAACTTGTGGTTCACCAGTTGCAGCAATGGAACAACTTGGTTATAAGGGGAAGGTGTAATGTCTAATACTTATTGGAACGGAAATGGAACTTACCAAGGAATCATCGATAAACTTTCAGAGGAAATCCCAATTGAAGGAGCTTGTGAAGACAAAGCTATAGATCGTTTACGTAGAGCAATCAATGCTTACTATGACATCTATAATAATGGTGGTGGTAATTCCGTAAGTCGTAAAGTATCATACTTCTTTCCTGGAGTTATGAGTTGTCTGAAGTCTAATAGATACCGTTCTATGAACCGTGGTCAAGACTGGGATGCTGTAGAGAACATTACTGAGCCAAAGATGGATTCCATCGTACTCAAAGTAGCTAAGGCTAAAGGACTTATATAATGCTGACATTAACAGG